ATGCTCAGAAATATTTCATCCTGTTTATTTCCACATATCAGCAAAATTACATCCCCCAACCATTATTTGTCCGAATGGGATGATTGGGAGAAACAGGGGTTACCGGAAGAACAGCGTACTGAGGCGGTAAGAAGACTTCGTGCATGTCTTACCTCTAAGGGGCATAAACTGGACCTGCGAGCCTTGGCGCTTTCCTCGTTACCTGTACTCCCTGCTTGCATTAAAAAGCTTGATGTGAGCTGTAATAAATTAACCATCCTTACTGATTTACCTGAAAATATTAAAGAACTTATTGCAAGAGATAATTTCTTAACACATATATCTGCATTACCACATTATCTAATAACTTTGGATGTGTCCGAAAATCAATTAGAGAATCTGCCGTTATTACCAGACACCATCAAATCACTAAGCGCAGAGTATAATAGGTTATCCACACTGCCTTCATTACCCTTGAATTTAAAAAAACTTGAGGTTAGGAACAACGAACTGCAAACTCTTCCATCTCTGCCTTCTAATCTTAAGATACTTAAGGTTGCGCACAACCATCTTACTGAACTGCCCCCTTTACCTAGGAGACTGCAACTTCTTTTTGCATATAGCAATAGATTAAGCAACTTACCAAACATCCAAGAAAATATTATCATGAGAAGATTTTTTTATTTTGAAAACAACCAAATAACTACAATCCCGACAAATCTTTTTCGTTTAGATCCTCATATAACTATTGAGATTGCAAATAACCCCTTATCAGATCAAACTCTGCTATTCTTAATACAGCAAACTTCGGTTCCAAATTTTAACGGGCCTCAGTTTCGTATTTCCCTGTCAGACCAAAACAGACTGTTTTTACGCCAGATGTTGCCGCAAAATTTACATTCGCGCCATATCAGAGTCATCACTGAAGGGGGGCAGAACTTTCAGATCCCCCCTCTTCCCGAAACTGTGGCAGCCTGGTTTCCTGAAGCAGATCGTCGGGAGGTTTCTACACAATGGACTTCTTTTTCCACCGAGGAGAATTCCCGGGCATTCTCCGCGTTCCTTGACCGCCTTTCCGATACCGTCTCTGCACGCAATACCTCCGGATTCCGTGAACAGGTCGCTGCATGGCTGGAAAAACTCAGTGCCTCTGCGGAGCTTCGACAGCAGTCTTTCACTGTTGCTGCTGATGCCACTGAGAGCTGTGAGGACCGTGTCGCGCTCACATGGAACAATCTCCGGAAAACCCTCCTGGTCCATCAGGCATCAGAAGGCCTTTTCGATAATGATACCGGCGCTCTGCTCTCCCTGGGCAGGGAAATGTTCCGCCTCGAAATTCTGGAGGACATTGCCCGGGATAAAGTCAGAACTCTCCATTTTGTGGACGAGATAGAAGTCTACCTGGCCTTCCAGACCATGCTCGCAGAGAAACTTCAGCTCTCCACTGCCGTGAAGGAAATGCGTTTCTATGGCGTGTCGGGAGTGACAGCAAATGACCTCCGCACTGCCGAAGCCATGGTCAGAAGCCGTGAAGAGAATGAATTTACGGACTGGTTCTCCCTCTGGGGACCATGGCATGCTGTACTGAAGCGTACGGAAGCTGACCGCTGGGCGCTGGCAGAAGAGCAGAAATATGAGATGCTGGAGAATGAGTACCCTCAGAGGGTGGCTGACCGGCTGAAAGCATCAGGTCTGAGCGGTGATGCGGATGCGGAGAGGGAAGCCGGTGCACAGGTGATGCGTGAGACTGAACAGCAGATTTACCGTCAGCTGACTGACGAGGTACTGGCCCTGCGATTGCCTGAAAACGGCTCACAACTGCACCATTCATAATCACATCGCATAAACCACAGACCGGACTGACTCCGGAAAAACAGAGGCCCGCCCCCGGGCCTCCCCGGATTCATCCGTTTCCCTGTTCAGCCTGACAGCACGCCCCCGCGGCCGGATGACAGACTCCGCTTCGGTAAGCAAAGCGGTCTTCTGTGATTCCGCCAGTTGCGGCTTATTCATTACTCAACGTCAAACGCCCGAATTGAAGCCAAATCATCCAGACCGCTCAGCTCCTCTTTCATTTCACGCTGACGGCGATAAATCTCATCGTTGCGATCGACCTGCGCCTGCACCATTGCTGCCGCCAGTTCTTCCAGTTCCGGCATCGACAGTTTCACCTGCTGATTATCGGCATCGCTCCACGCCATATGTGTTTGTGCTGTGACAGATTTTGCCAGCATGACTACCGGGGACAGGCGGCCCAGTGAGTCGGGACCAGCATTCCAGATACGACCGTTCCATTCAAACGTGAACGGCTTCGCCTCCTGTTCTGCGCGCCATGCTTCAATTTCCTGACGTCTGGCCTCTCTGGCCGCTTCCAGCATTTCTGGTGTCACAGTGAATGGGGCTATCTCACCCCATTTGCCGCTTTGCAGTTCCTGCCAGATTTGCTGACCCGTCGGAGCGACATCATCAGCGGTGGCTGTGTAGGGGACTGCCTGGTCCCTGTCGTCAAAAAAAACGTCACAGTCTACTGCGCCACTTTCGGTATAACGGGGATTAATGATTTTTTTAATTTCCACGGTGCATTCCTCACGATGTGCGAATAAAAAGCCCGGGCATTGCGCCAGAGACATGTGCATCCGGCCCCCGGACAGGGCGCAATATGACCCCGGTAATGAATGCTCTGAACATCCCGTAATGAAAAATTGTGGGGATGCTATATACGTTCCGGTGGGAGTACTGGGCACTGAAATCCCCACCGGTCCCAGTCGTGAGCCTCTGTATGACTGCCCCCTGACAAGTCTGATGACTTTATCACCGTCAGCTTCTCCCTGGTACGCAGCAATAATCAGCCCGCCAATGTCAGGGTCTCCCCATCTGTTGCGGACAGAGCTCGCCACGATTCTGTAAATAATATCTTCTGTGGTTATATTTATTTTCACCCAGCCAGTCAGTCTGGATATGGGCCAGTAGCAGTAGCGGGTGTGATAAATGGGGCCGTTAATGCCGTAAAAAGTAAGGGATTTGGCTCTGTACCGCGGTTCTGTTGTCTCAGGGCGTGCATCAGTCCACCGGATGCTGAGCACCCCTTCAAACCGTGTGTCGGGTATGATGATGTCGTAGGGGCCAGCAACGGAATATTCACCTGGCAGCGCATTCCTTACCCAGGCCAGGAAATCACTCTTAGTGTCAAAACGGATAACATCTTCAGGCAGAAAAGCACACCCAAAGCCGAATGCGCCGGGTATCGCCAGACGGCCTTTTGTCCGGTCGTAAATGTCGCTCTGTGCTTCCATCGTGGCCGCACTTTTCAGCCCCAGATTATCCCGGGACTTCTGTTGTGCCTTTTCGCCTGCTGCTGCGATTTCTGACAGATGGTTAGCCATTTTCAGAGTGCCGGTCAGCGCAGCATCAATGTCATTTTTGGCCTGTTCTGCTGCGCGGGCATAACCTGCGGCATCCTGTGCGCTCTGTCCGGCTGCGGCTGCATTTGCTCCTGTGCTTGTCACATCTTCCGCAGTGGCCTTTCTGTCCTCAGCTGTGACGGTTGCATCCTGTCTGGCATTCTCCGCAAAACGTTGTGCATCATCACGGGCCGTTGCGGCTGCCGCCACATCCTGCGCCGTCTGCTGTGCGTTTCCGGCTGCGGCCCCGGCGCTCTGCTGCGCCTGCACCACCATTTCCTCAAAGCGTTTGACGACATCCGGTTTCAGGTCGCCCTCATCAGGAGCAATCAGAAAGTCATTCAGCGTGCCGGGCTTTGTGAGGTAGCCTGAGTTTAACGGACACTCCTTCCTGAAATAGAATGGCATCAGAAGGAGCTAATAATGAGCAGAAAAAACCAACGTTACTCTAAAGAGTTCAAAGCCGAAGCTGTCAGAACGGTTCTTGAAAATCAACTTTCGATCAGTGAAGGCGCTTCCCGATTATCCCTTCCTGAAGGCACTTTAGGACAATGGGTTACCGCCGCCAGAAAAGGGCTCGGTACTCCTGGTTCCCGCACGGTGGCTGAACTGGAATCTGAAATTCTGCAACTGCGTAAGGCGTTAAATGAAGCTCGCCTTGAGCGAGATATATTAAAAAAGCAACAGCGTATTTTGCACAGGAGTCGCTGAAAAATACGCGTTAATCGAACAATGGCGACAACAATTTCCCATTGAAGCGATGTGTCAGGTATTTGGTGTATCCAGGAGCGGTTATTACAACTGGGTACAGCATGAACCCTCAGACAGAAAACAAAGTGATGAGCGGCTAAAACTGGAGATTAAGGTGGCACATATCCGCACTCGCGAAACATATGGAACCCGGCGGCTCCAGACGGAGCTGGCAGAGAATGGCATCATCGTTGGTCGTGACCGACTGGCACGTCTTCGTAAGGAGCTAAGGCTACGCTGTAAGCAGAAACGCAAGTTCAGAGCGACTACGAACCCGAACCACAATCTGCCAGTTGCGCCAAATCTGCTGAACCAGACGTTCGCTCCTACAGCACCAAATCAGGTCTGGGTGGCGGACCTGACGTATGTTGCCACACAGGAGGGATGGTTGTACCTCGCTGGCATCAAAGATGTTTATACGTGCGAAATTGTCGGCTACGCCATGGGAGAGCGCATGACAAAAGAGCTGACAGGTAAAGCCCTGTTTATGGCGCTCAGGAGCCAGCGCCCACCTGCCGGGCTAATCCACCACTCTGATCGAGGTTCACAGTACTGCGCATACGATTACCGGGTCATACAGGAGCAGTCTGGTCTGAAAACATCAATGTCGCGTAAAGGTCACTGTTACGACAACGCTCCGATGGAAAGCTTCTGGGGAACGCTGAAAAATGAGAGCCTGAGCCACTATCGTTTTAATAACCGGGATGAAGCCATCTCAGTAATACGGGAATACATTGAGATTTTCTACAATCGTCAGCGTCGTCACTCTCGTCTGGGGAATATCTCCCCGGCAGCCTTCAGGGAAAAATATCATCAGATGGCTGCTTAAAAAAAGAACAAATGGTAGTGTCCGCTATTGCCAGTACACCTCATTGAGTCCTCATATACAGCAATGTCGCCAACGTTGTACTCGTTGTGCCAGCCCGGTTTCAGATACACACCATATTTTCCAGTCCGCGCATGGAAACAGTATTCACCATCGTTTCCTGTCATCACATCAGCAACAGTGTGCATCACCACTTCCGGGGTGTTTACCCGGGATTTCAGAATAATATGGTATCCGGACATGGGGATACCTGCGCCATCAGTCAGCGCACCTGATATCACTACAGACATAGTTTTTCTCGCGATAAATTAAATCAGGAAGAAATTTCCGGAGAGGCGGGCCATTCAATGGCGTTGTATGAGGTTTTATCAGTGATGACACTGAAATCCATCGCCTGCAGCGATTTCGCGTAAATGCGGTACGCTTTCAGTTTTTCCCGGTCTTCGTCGCTGATTAGCCCCAGCAGCAGGTCTTCTTCCCATTCCCCTGTCCGGGCACTGACCTGAGCCAGAAGGGCATCACGCTCATCTTCCGCTTTGAGTCTGTAGTCAAAGACAAATTCATCATTGCGGTAAAACCAGTAACCCGGCGCGGTAATGCGGCGGTTGGCGGTAATATCAGGAACTTCAATAACACTGGCGTTACGGGGTTCAATGCCTGTCACATCCTTACCGACCCACACCACGCGCCCGTCTCCGGTGTAAACCATTTTTATGGTGTCACTGGCAAAGTTCTTCTGTTCTTCATACCAGTTTTTGCCGTCTTCCGAAAAAAGCCAGGTGACATCATACTGTTTTGTCAGCTGATATTGTTCCGCGGTTTTCGGATTACCTGCCGTAATATTTTTTAAATGCAACATTGTTAAATACTCGCTACGTTATACCAGATGCCATTAATCAGTTTTTGCAGCGGTCGGTAATACACACCGTTGACGTTATCCGCTGAGTTACGGCCGGTATCCGATATCGATATCCCTGACAACCCGTGTCCCGAAGGTGAGCGAAACGTCCATGAAACGGTGTTGCTGCCAGGGTTGTAATACATTTCATAACCATACCGCACATCCTGTACCCCCTCAGTTCGATGTTTATAGCGGGCATCGAAGTTTCCGTAATTTAACGGAATTACCTGTCCGTTTACGGCGAACGTGATGCTGTTATCTGTATTCCTCTGGCTGAAAAAATGCCAGCCTGAATCATCGCCAAGCTCTGCAACAACAGACCTGGATGGATTACCCCACAAATAAAACGCTGCATTTTTCGTGGAGTTGTTGGCGCTGGATAACGTGAATTTTCTGGCAGTTCCGGCCTGAATATTCTTAAAAGCAATAGCCACTCCATTCTGAAAGCGGAATACACGCTGACTATTAGCATAAACATCCAGAATACCGTCTCCATTCTGTTTAAATCCGGTGTCATTATCACCAAGAACAATTGAATTCCCCCCCAGGGCGTTCTGAACGCCGATACCCAGCGCACCATTGACCTGCGAACCACCGCCAACAGACACTTTATGCGACATGGATATTTCACCCGTCCGCAAATTAATGGTGAACGGGCGCAGGGGACCAATATCGCCATTTTCCCCCTGACCTTCACTGGTGGGAATAAGGTGCAGGCACTCTTCCGAACGACGAAAAATCAGGCCAAAAGCTTCGTTGAAAATCCTCAGCGCATTAACACCACGGATTTTCAGCTCTCCGGTTATTTTATCGCCTTCCCGATGAACATAGCGTTGATCTGACTGCTCTTTACTGTAAACCTGAAGATTATCCCGTACCGTCCCTTTATTCTGAAGGTCTGACAGATTGTTCTTCTGCCGCAGGAATATCCTTTTCGGATCCTCAAGAAGATTTACCCAGCCCGCACTGTCGGAGCCTTCAGGATCGGTCAGGTTATCGTCTGTGGTATTCAGCCAGACCGCTGTTGTTGCGACTCCGGCGAGAATGGCTCCTTTTGCATATCCACCAATGGCCCCCGCAAAACCGGCATTATACGTGTACAAACCGCCAGCCTGGGCGAACCGTATTGCTGCGGTAATATCGTACATCAGACCGTTAAAATCCTTGCCGTGTGGCGGTATACCTCCCGCTGAGACCGCTGTCATGGTCACCGGAGGAAAACCTGAATCATACGCAGCATTACCGCTCTCTCTGGTCTGCTGTGTCGCCTTGTCCGGGATACGGTTTTTATCTCCGGTACTCGCAAAGGGGACCGCCAGCTGGCGGGGTTTATCACTGGCCTTCATTACGGGACTCCTTTAAAACTACTGAAACATAAACACCCGGCGGGGACGGCAGTGCACCCGACGACTGGATAATCGCCAGTTCTGCCAACGAGAGCGCGGACTCAAAGATGTAACTCATCCTCAGCCCACCATTATTCAGAACATAAGCTCGCCGTTTTTTTCCGAACATAAATCTCAGCATCCGGTTAATATCCGGAACGGAACAGTCAGTAATGTTCGACATGGCTTTCATCAGTATCAGCCGCCGGTATACAGCATCAGACAGGTCAACAGTCCGGGTATCCGATTTTCCGTTGTAAAACGGTGCCTGATTAGACTGGCCCCCTGAATCTCCAGACAACCAGTATCACTTAAATAAGTGATAGTCTTAATACTAGTTTTTAGACTAGTCATTGGAGTACAGATGATTGATGTCTTAGGGCCGGAGAAACGCAGACGGCGTACCACACAGGAAAAGATCGCAATTGTTCAGCAGAGCTTTGAACCGGGGATGACGGTCTCCCTCGTTGCCCGGCAACATGGTGTAGCAGCCAGCCAGTTATTTCTCTGGCGTAAGCAATACCAGGAAGGAAGTCTTACTGCTGTGGCCGCCGGAGAACAGGTTGTTCCTGCCTCTGAACTTGCTGCCGCCATGAAGCAGATTAAAGAACTCCAGCGCCTGCTCGGCAAGAAAACGATGGAAAATGAACTCCTCAAAGAAGCCGTTGAATATGGACGGGCAAAAAAGTGGATAGCGCACGCGCCCTTATTGCCCGGGGATGGGGAGTAAGCTTAGTCAGCCGTTGTCTCCGGGTGTCGCGTGCGCAGTTGCACGTCATTCTCAGACGAACCGATGACTGGATGGATGGCCGCCGCAGTCGTCACACTGATGATACGGATGTGCTTCTCCGTATACACCATGTTATCGGAGAGCTGCCCACGTATGGTTATCGTCGGGTATGGGCGCTGCTTCGCAGACAGGCAGAACTTGATGGTATGCCTGCGATCAATGCCAAACGTGTTTACCGGATCATGCGCCAGAATGCGCTGTTGCTTGAGCGAAAACCTGCTGTACCGCCATCGAAACGGGCACATACAGGCAGAGTGGCCGTGAAAGAAAGCAATCAGCGATGGTGCTCTGACGGGTTCGAGTTCTGCTGTGATAACGGAGAGAGACTGCGTGTCACGTTCGCGCTGGACTGCTGTGATCGTGAGGCACTGCACTGGGCGGTGACTACCGGCGGCTTCAACAGTGAAACAGTACAGGACGTCATGCTGGGAGCGGTGGAACGCCGCTTCGGCAACGATCTTCCGTCGTCTCCAGTGGAGTGGCTGACGGATAATGGTTCATGCTACCGGGCTAATGAAGCACGCCAGTTCGCCCGGATGTTGGGACTTGAACCGAAGAACACGGCGGTGCGGAGTCCGGAGAGTAACGGAATAGCAGAGAGCTTCGTGAAAACGATAAAGCGTGACTACATCAGTATCATGGGTAAGCGTCAACGGAGCACCGTATTGACGCTTATTTATTGGTGAGTGCTACGTTCCATGGCAGGAGTTCGTCAACACGGTTGGAAGGCCATTCCGGCAGTACGCTCAGGATATAGCGCAGATACGCTTCCGGATCGATACCGTTCAGTCGGCAGGTGCCGATCAGCCCGTACAGTAGCGCACCACGCTCTCCACCGTGATCGCTGCCGAAGAACATAAAGTTTTTCTTTCCGAGACAGACTGCACGAAGCGCTCTTTCCGCGGCATTATTATCCGCCTCAGCCAGACCATCATCACTGAAGTTGCACAACGCAACCCAGTGCTTCCTGATATACCGGAACGCATCTCTCAGACGGCATTTTTTCGATAACGTGTGTTCTTTCTCCTGCATCAGCTTATACAGGGAAGTCAGTAGCGGTTTACTCTGCATTTGCCTGACCGCCAGGCGTTCAGACACCGGCAACCCGCGTATTTCGTGCTCGATGGCGTACAGCTCACCGATTAGTTTCAGGGCTTCTTCCGCTGTCGCGCTTTTGGTACTGATATATACATCGTGGACTTTGCGCCGCGCATGAGCCCAGCATCCTGCTTCCGTCAACGCGCCGCCTTCTCGTTCGGCACTGAACAGCCGATCGTAACCATTAAACGCATCTGCCTGCAGGATACCCCGGAAGGGACTAAGGTGCTGCTCCGGATGTTTACCCTGATGGTCCGGTGAGTAGGCGAACCAGACCGCCGGAGGCTCTGGCGAACCGGCATTCCTGTCATCCCGGACATACGTCCAGATATATCCTGTTTTCGCCTTCTTCCTGCCCGGTGCCAGCACTTTTACTGGTGTGTCATCAGTGTGAACTTTGCGGCTGTTCATTACATAACGGTACAGAGCATCATTCAGCGGCGTCATTAACTGGCAGCACGCGTCAACCAAGTTGGAGAGTAATGCACGGCTCAGTTCGACACCCTGACGGGCAAAAATTTCACTCTGACGATACAGTGGCAGGTGTTCGCAGTATTTTCCCGTTAACACGCGGGCAAGTAACCCCGGGCCCGCGATACCACGCTCTATCGGACGGGATGGTGCCGGTGCTTCAACGATGCAGTCACATTTTGTACAGGCTTTTTTTACCCGTTCTGTGCGGATCACTTTCAGAGCGCTGCTCACCAGTTCCAGTTGTTCTGCGCTGACTTCCCCCAGATAATCCAGCTCACCGCCACACTCCGGGCAACAGCTTTCTTCTGGCTCCAGGCGATTTATTTCGCGGGGCAGATGCTCCGGTAACGGGCGACGATGACGAGACTGTCGCAACTGGCGGGGAACCTGCGGATCGTCTTCCCGCCCACTGTAACGATCACTGTCCTGTTCGCGTTGTTTCAGCAGGGCCTCAGCCTGTTCAACTTCACGACGCAGTTTTTCAGAACGGGTACCGAACAGCATCCGGCGCAGTTTTTCTATCTGAGCCCGCAGATGTTCTATTTCCCGTTCATCTTCTTCGATCTTTTCTTCGGCGCGGGCCAGTGCAGAGCGCAGGAAGGCCTCCGTCTCTTCAACCAGACTCAGTTGCTGGTCTTTCTGACGGAGCTGGCATTCCAGTTCTGCAATGCGAATGAGGTATTTTTGATTCATGGCCGTTTTTATAATCCGGCCATGACATTTTTACAACATTGTCAGTGCATTAAGGCGGGATGTTTTTGGCTGACGCCAGTCCAGCTTATCGAGGAGCATTGCCAGTTGCGAGCGGGTAATGGATACCTTGCCGTCACGCACAGCAGGCCAGATAAACTGGCCTTCCTCCAGGCGTCTGGTGAACAGGCACAGACCATCAGCATCAGCCCACAGGATTTTAATCATGTCACCCCGTCGGCCACGGAAGATGAACAGGTGACCGGAGAAGGGATTATCATTCAGCACATGCTGTACCTGTTCACCCAGCCCGTTGAAAGACTTACGCATATCGGTTATCCCAGCAACGAGCCAGATGCGGGTGCCTGACGGGAGTGAGATCATCGTCCCCTCCCGGTCAGTTCACGGATCAACACTGTGAGCAGCTCTGGTGAAGGATTTTCCAGCGTCATGTTACCGTGACGGAACTCCACCTTGCAGGAGCTGGCACTAACTGTAGTCTGAGTAGATAAAGACGAAGTAAGAGCAGCCACAGGTTCTTTCGGCTCATCCGGCGTTATCTCCACAGGTAATAATTCAACGCCAGTGTCAGAAGAGGTTGTTACCGGAAGACGCCGCGATATGCGCCCTTCGTTCTGCCAGAGCCTGAGCCATTTGAACAGCAGGTTATCATTGATATCGTGTTCCCGGGCAATACGGGCAACAGAGGCTCCTGGTTGTGAAGCCAGTTTAACCATTTGAAGTTTAAACTCATTTGAAAATGATCTGCGGGGTTCTGCAGATAATGCTTTCTGTTCCATAACAGGTGTCCACTAGTTGAAAAGGTGGGCACCTACGTTACCAATACAGGCTTAATGGCTACATACGGCGGTCAGTTTACGCTTACTTATTTTACGTTGTCTGTAGCTCATATCAGTTCCTCAGGTAACAGCCAGTAGAGCCGGTACCGGGATCCGAGCCCCCGCCAGTCAGGGTCACTATTCCCCTCCGTGTCGGTAAAAAACAGGTCCCCCTGAAACGGCAGGTATCCGTACCGGACAATCCGGTTATTATTCAGACACAGCACGCCATACAGGCACGGTTCACCATTAACAATGATATCGATATACATCCCCGTAGTACGCTGATTCAGGCGAATGGTGCAGACCTGAGCGCCCAGTGTCACCGTAAACTGCTGGGCTTTAACGGGAGATAAAACAATTTCCAGCATCAGGTGATCCCCCTGTTCGTGGCACTTCGTCTGTCAGCGTCTGACGGTTGTGTCACCGACGCCGTAACTGGCTGCGTTTTAACCGATGCGGCCCCTTTTGCTTTATCGTTGTCCGTGGGAGACGACTTATCCGTACTTCCCACTGACACCTCTCCTGTATTCATTACGGTCTGAAATACCGCAGTAACCGTCAGTAAGGTCGGACCATTATTACTTCGCATTCGGTAGTCATATTTCACAAGGTCGCAGGATGTCCATGTCTTGTCCGGCGTCTCAATATCGTAGAGTCCTGCCGTGGTACGCATCCTTTCAAGCGTTTCCAGCACATTCGTCCGCGAGGTGGTGGAAAAATTTGTCAGGTTCGGGACGGATCCGGAAAAGGCCGTCCACCCCTCTACAATGAAAGTCACATGCAGTTCCGGCGATCTCTGGATTTTATTAAAGGTGGTATAAGCCCCCTGCTCCACGGGGACGGTGGAAACAGAAGCCTCCGCGCCCACCTCAACGACAACAAAAGAATCCGGGGAGAAAGGTTTGCCACCCTTCTGATGGGCACCTGCCGGATCATTCCGTGCGTAATAAATACCGAATGACGGTGCCAGTACACTATTAATGAGTCCCAGGACACCGCCGCCACGAACTGCACTCAGTACGTTACTTTCACTGAGCGAAAAGTTATTCAGGGAAATATTATCGAAAGAAAAACTCATCCTGTTACCCCGCTGGAATAAACCGACACAAGCGCCGAATTCGTGATACGCCGACGTGCGTCATCGGTAATACCCTTCACATTGTCCGACGTTGTGGTGACATTCAGTGTCCCGATATGCGTGGTTTCCGTTACGGTGGACTGCGATACAGGCGCAGGATGGAGCGACCGTATGGCCATTGCCGCACCCGGATAAGGCAGGTTCGCCAGCACCCGCGGAATATAGTTGCGGGTCTCCTCCGGAGCAGCAGCCAGTCCCTTACGCTGAACATTTCCCTCTCCCCAGTTATATGCCGCCAGAGCCTTAGCCAGATCGCCATGAAAAAAACGTATCAGGCCACCAAGTTTTCTCGCGGCGGCATCAGCGGCTTTTTCGGGATCAAAGGCATCGTTCCCCCTCAGACCAAATTCACTGGCCGTCTTCGGCATGAACTGAAACAGTCCCATCGCACCAGCAGGTGAGACGGCAAACTGATTACCACGGGATTCGGTGATCGCAACGCTGCGCAGCAGTCCGGGCGGCAGGTTATATTTTTCCTCCAGTTGAGACAGTTTCGGTTGCAGCCAGCCTAACAGGGCTTCCCCGGTCTTCGTCGGTCGCTGGCGGTTTTGCATGGCATTACCGAGTTTTTCCTGCGTCGCACGCATACCCTGTAGCCAGGATTCACCGAAGGCTGCTTCCCTCCCGGTTGCCTGAGAAGCCTGAGTATCCAGCATGCCCTGCTGCCATACTGTGGGTGATTGTGCCCGGGTGATGTTGCCAGGCTTTTCTCCGACATCCAGTTTTGTCTGATACGTCTCCATCTCTTTCTTATTGAAAAAGAAAGTCCCGTCTGAAGCCCAGAAAAAACCATGTGAATCCAGCCAGTCCTTATTTTCCCTGCCAACAATGGATGTCAGTAATCCGTCAACAACCGGGTAAAGCGCCGTTATCGCAAAAAGAAGGCCTCCGGGGCCACTGAGGGCTTTTGTCAGCCCCCGCACCCATGACGCCACTTTCAGCCCGATCAGCGTAATAATGACATTCTGCCAGCCCCCCAGTTCTCCGGCAGCCTTATTCGCCAGGGAGGCCACTGACTCAACGTCATTCAGAAATGTGGTGATAAACCTGTTCACTTCCTCCGGATGTTGCTGCATCCAGTCACCGAGTGTCTCCAGCCAGTGGCTGAGCTTCAGCGCGTACGGCATCAACGCGGTGCTAATCGTCATCCCGATGCCGGACCAGGTCTGATCGAGCTCAACAAGCTCTTTTCGTAGCTTACGGGCCAGCGCTGTACGCCCCGGCGTAACCTGCGAACGGGAAGTAAATTCGTCCACATCTTTCAGCGCATGACCGGAGCCAAGAAACTGCTGTCCGGCATAACTGAAGCCCAGCGCGTTGCCGTAGGCAGTTTGTTCGGACTTTGTCAGTCGCGGAAAAATAACCGCCAGCTTGCGCATGATGGCTTCAGTGCTGTCAGTATTTAAATCAACACTAATGCCCGCCCTGGCTGCAACCTGAAACAAATCCTGTAACACAGGATCAAAGGACCTTCCGGCTCTGAAGGCCGCTTTTGCATTTGCAAGCCGGGAAAATGCCCCAGACATTTCCCCTTCATCAACATTATTTGCCCGCGCAGCCCGTAACCATCCGTCCAGATTTCTGGCCTTCATGCCAAAAGCATCGGATTCCACGGACAGACGGTTCAGATCACGGGCAAAACCTGTTACCAGGTTCTTCAGCCCCCCCAGCGTCAGACTGACACCCGCAAGAGCCAGAATCTCGCTACGGATCCCTGAAAAAAAACGGGACGCCCGTTTCCCGGCATCTTCCATTCGACGGGCCGTTTTATCAGCATCTTTTCCGGTTTTTTCCAGTGATTCACTGGTTTTCTTCTGTCCCTGACTGAATGTGTCAGCGACACCTTCCATCACCGTCGTGAGCCGGTTAAGGGCAGCATGTACTGCCTGTTCCCCGGCAGTAAAGTCCCTGTCATCAATCCCGAGGGACAGAACAAGCTCATCAAGTACCTGCGCCATTTCTGTTCTCCTGTATCACCTGTTCGTTATGGGCATCCACATGAATTATTTCCAGCAGATCCCATAAGTCCTGCACACCAAGGACAGAATCCAGTTCAGCTTTTGAAGCCTTACCGGAGGAGATAACGGTCGCAATGGTACGGGGAACATTAACGTAATCCACCACCCCGAACGGTCTGTCGGGGTCGAGATAACGCGGGGGGATATCTAGCTGACGACGGTAGCGAAAAAATCCACATGCAGCTTAAAGACCTCCGCACGCAGATTAAGACGGGTAATGATTTCTTCAATATCCTCTTCAACAAGCGGTCTCCGGATGCTGCGTTTTTTCGGATCGGGAACAAACTGCACACAGTCCATCATGAGGTGTACTGGCAATAGCGGACACTACCATTTGTTCTTTTTTTAAGCAGCCATCTGATGATATTTTTCCCTGAAGGCTGCCGGGGAGATATTCCCCAGACGAGAGTGACGACGCTGACGATTGTAGAAAATCTCAATGTATTCCCGTATTACTGAGATGGCTTCATCCCGGTTATTAAAACGATAGTGGCTCAGGCTCTCATTTTTCAGCGTTCCCCAGAAGCTTTCCATCGGAGCGTTGTCGTAACAGTGACCTTTACGCGACATTGATGTTTTCAGACCAGACTGCTCCTGTATGACCCGGTAATCGTATGCGCAGTACTGTGAACCTCGATCAGAGTGGTGGATTAGCCCGGCAGGTGGGCGCTGGCTCCTGAGCGCCATAAACAGGGCTTTACCTGTCAGCTCTTTTGTCATGCGCTCTCCCATGGCGTAGCCGACAATTTCGCACGTATAAACATCTTTGATGCCAGCGAGGTACAACCATCCCTCCTGTGTGGCAACATACGTCAGGTCCGCCACCCAGACCTGATTTGGTGCTGTAGGAGCGAACGTCTGGTTCAGCAGATTTGGCGCAACTGGCAGATTGTGGTTCGGGTTCGTAGTCGCTCTGAACTTGCGTTTCTGCTTACAGCGTAGCCTTAGCTCCTTACGAAGACGTGCCAGTCGGTCACGACCAACGATGATGCCATTCTCTGCCAGCTCCGTCTGGAGCCGCCGGGTTCCATATGTTTCGCGAGTGCGGATATGTGCCACCTTAATCTCCAGTTTTAGCCGCTCATCACTTTGTTTTCTGTCTGAGGGTTCATGCTGTACCCAGTTGTAATAACCGCTCCTGGATACACCAAATACCTGACACATCGCTTCAATGGGAAATTGTTGTCGCCATTGTTCGATTAACGCGTATTTTTCAGCGACTCCTGTGCAAAATACGCTGTTGCTTTTTTTAATATATCTCGCTCAAGGCGAGCTTCATTTAACGCCTTACGCAGTTGCAGAATTTCAGATTCCAGTTCAGCCACCGTGCGGGAACCAGGAGTACCGAGCCCTTTTCTGGCGGCGGTAACCCATTGTCCTAAAGTGCCTTCAGGAAGGGATAATCGGGAAGCGCCTTCACTGATCGAAAGTTGATTTTCAAGAACCGTTCTGACAGCTTCGGCTTTGAACTCTTTAGAGTAACGTTGGTTTTTTCTGCTCATTATTAGCTCCTTCTGATGCCATTCTATTTCAGGAAGGAGTGTCCGTTAAACTCAGGCTACCTCATAGCCGAGGCCACCAAAGCCCGGAGGTGGTGAAATAAAACCGGGCACAACACGAAGGCGCATTTCCGGTATTCATAAAGAGTCGGTCTTGTCTGTGAAATTTAAATGGTGGGAGTGCGCTTCCGGTTGTAAATAACGACATTGCTGTGTGAAGTACCAGTTGGCGGCATCGGTTTAATTGCTGGCTGATGTCCGCCCTTTTTAAAGTGAATTTTGTGATGCGGTGAATGCGGCTAAGCGCACGCGGCACAGTTAAAAGTCATGTTAGTCCTTATTGGTTTGGGTGGGAAAGCCGACTGTAATTGTTAACTGGTTAACGTCACCTGGAGGCACTAGGCACCGCATCACAAAATTCACTTCGGTGATGAAAGGAAAGAGAAAATGTTGAATGTAGCTATTGAAAACCAGAACGGGTGGAATTATAGTGCACCTGCACCTCATAAAACGGGTGCCGGGATTAGCACCCCGAAAGTTACTCGAGCGCATAACCGCGCTGAAGCGGTTTTTTTATGCGTAATGCACAGCCACATTCAAATTATGGTGAGGCGTGCGGGGCAGCCGCAAGGCTGGCCGGGTTCTCGAGTGACCGGTAGTGCTAACCCTGTGCGTCTCACCACCCATGAGATTAGCACCTCTGCTGGTGAGTTAATTAACTTATCACTTGAGGATGTCATTATGGCTACTACCCTTTCTCACCCTGACGTAACCATCGAAAATGGTCGCGCCGTCACTACTTCTATTTCGATTGCTGAGTTTTTTGGCAAGCAGCATCACCATGTTGTTCAAAAAATAGAATCCTTCGAATGTTCTGAACTATTTTTAACCAGCAACTTTTCGCGGGTTAAATTCGAACACCGCGGCAATTCTTATAACGCCTACCAAATCACCAAAAACGGCTTCGTTTTCCTGGTGATGGGCTTCACGGGCAAAAAAGCCGCCACATTCAAGGAAGCCTACATTGCTGAGTTCGACCGCATGGAGGCCGAACTGCGCCAGAATAACACCCCACCTGCTGACAAGATGATTCCGGGTGATGGTCGCACTCTGGTTGTTCACTTCGACAAATTCGGCAATGTCGAATTCACCGAAACCGTTCCTGATGGCGCACTGGTCTGTACCCTGGAGACTTTCCGGTTTTATCTGGAAAAACAGGGCTGGACTCTTGTAAACCGGGGCGCAATTAAAAACATGACCGTAGAGCAGTTGCTTTCCTTAAAATAAAAATGGAGCTATGGATATGAACCCCATGCTTGATTATTGTTTTACACCTGCCCTCAGGCTGAGGTAGCCTGAGTTTAACGGACACTCCTTCCTGAAATAGAATGGCATCAGAAGGAGCTAATAATGAGCAGAAAAAACCAACGTTACTCTAAAGAGTTCAAAGCCGAAGCTGTCAGAACGGTTCTTGAAAATCAACTTTCGATCAGTGAAGGCGCTTCCCGATTATCCCTTCCTGAAGGCACTTTAGGACAATGGGTTACCGCCGCCAGAAAAGGGCTCGGTACTCCTGGTTCCCGCACGGTGGCTGAACTGGAATCTGAAATTCTGCAACTGCGTAAGGCGTTAAATGAAGCTCGCCTTGAGCGAGATATATTAAAAAAAGCAACAGCGTATTTTGCACAGGAGTCGCTGAAAAATACGCGTTAATCGAACAATGGCGACAACAATTTCCCATTGAAGCGATGTGTCAGGTATTTGGTGTATCCAGGAGCGGTTATTACAACTGGGTACAGCATGAACCCTCAGACAGAAAACAAAGTGATGAGCGGCTAAAACTGGAGATTAAGGTGGCACATATCCGCACTCGCGAAACATATGGAACCCGGCGGCTCCAGACGGAGCTGGCAGAGAATGGCATCATCGTTGGTCGTGACCGACTGGCACGTCTTCGTAAGGAGCTAAGGCTACGCTGTAAGCAGAAACGCAAGTTCAGAGCGACTACGAACCCGAACCACAATCTGCCAGTTGCGCCAAATCTGCTGAACCAGACGTTCGCTCCTACAGCACCAAATCAGGTCTGGGTGGCGGACCTGACGTATGTTGCCACACAGGAGGGATGGTTGTACCTCGCTGGCATCAAAGATGTTTATACGTGCGAAATTGTCGGCTACGCCATGGGAGAGCGCATGACAAAAGAGCTGACAGGTAAAGCCCTGTTTATGGCGCTCAGGAGCCAGCGCCCACCTGCCGGGCTAATCCACCACTCTGATCGAGGTTCACAGTACTGCGCATACGATTACCGGGTCATACAGGAGCAGTCTGGTCTGAAAACATCAATGTCGCGTAAAGGTCACTGTTACGACAACGCTCCGATGGAAAGCTTCTGGGGAACGCTGAAAAATGAGAGCCTGAGCCACTATCGTTTTAATAACCGGGATGAAGCCATCTCAGTAATACGGGAATACATTGAGATTTTCTACAATCGTCAGCGTCGTCACTCTCGTCTGGGGAATATCTCCCCGGCAGCCTTCAGGGAAAAATATCATCAGATGGCTGCTTAAAAAAAGAACAAATGGTAGTGTCCGCTATTGCCAGTACACCTCACTATACCTCTACAGCGAGAATATTGAATTAATCCAATAAATGGATTAGCTGGTATTTTTGGCAAGCCAGCGACGTGCGCCAGCTTCGGTTTTAAACGTTTTGCTTTTGGTATACGTCATGGCGGTGAATGTGCCGTCCTGATTGGGAAACACGCCACACACTAGGGATTCGTTGTTGCCAAGATCGATAGTATCCATGCTGACCTCATTTCCCCTTAACGCCGGGGTAGTGGAACTGTTTGCTGAGAACACCGTGCGGTGTCTTGATGAATGAAATTTAGAATAACCTAAGACGTGGAGTCAAGATTTTATGTATAAAAACCTAAGTTTTTTTGATGTAAAAAACACAAGTGTTTGAAAGTTTGTGCTTTTTATTACAGGGTGTGGAGAAAAAAGGGGATTATTTGTTTGCGCTTCTTTTGCGAGTTTTGAGTAGTTCTTCAAAAAGTTTGTTGAAATTTTCAACTCGAGCACGCATCTCTGACAACAGGGCCTTTTGCTCTGACTCAGGCAGTGCGTCGAACAGTTGAAGTAACTCTTTTTGATCTTCTGTCAGAATGGCTGGCTGATTATCCGGGATCGGTTCGCCTGGTTGTTTATCTTCATCCCCAAAAAGAAGCCAAGTCGGTGAGCACTGAAGCGCTTGGCTCAGTGCGAATAATCTTTTCCCCGCCGGCTGTGTTTCATCTCTTTCCCATTGAGAAATTGTTACGTGAGCCACTTTGACCAGCTTACCTAATGCGGCCTGAGACAGTTTTAATTTTTTACGCCTATGTAAGAGGCGAGCACCGAAGGTTTCGTTTTTCATATTAGGGAATTCTAATCTTTCTTGACTTAGGTTTCTCTACGATCTAGTTTCCTTAGGAAAATCTAAGGAGCTCGATATGTTGAAAATTGATGCTATAGCGTTTTTTGGCAGCAAAACAAAGCTTGCCAATGCCGCAGGAGTTAGGCTGGCAAGCATTGCTGCATGGGGGGAACTGGTTCCTGAAGGCCGCGCGATGCGCCTGCAAGAGGCATCTGGCGGGGAACTTCAGTACGACCCCAAAGTTTATGACGAATATCGTAAGGCAAAACGACCTGGGAAGGTGATTCATGAAAATCAGGCATGAGCACATCGAATCAGTGCTGTTAGCCCTGGCAGCCGAAAAAGGGCAGGCGTGGGTCGCTAACGCAATTACTGAAGAATATCTGCGGCAGGGGGGCGGCGAATTGCCTCTGGTACCAGGCAAGGACTGGAACAATCAGCAGAATATCTATCACCGTTGGTTGAAAGGTGAAACGAAAGCGCAAAGGGAGAAAATTCAGAAACTGATCCCTGCGGTTCTGGCAATTCTTCCGCGTGAGCTGCGTCACCGACTCTGTATCTTCGATACCCTGGAACGCCGTGCATTACTGGCGGCGCAGGAAGCGTTGAGTACGGCAATTGATGCGCATGATGACGCAGTTCAGGCCGTTTACCGGAAAGCACATTTCAGCGGTGGTGGGTCGTCCGACGATTCTGTCGTTGTGCATTGATGTTTATGCCGAACCTCCTCTGGTTCTGTTGATTGGGGAATCACAGATTATATCCGGAGGAAGGTTCGGCACCTGAAGTGGCACACTGAATTTGGCCACCTGAACAGAGGTGATATGCTCACCTCAGAACAACACAGGTGCTCCAATGAAAAAAAGAAATTTTAGCGCAGAGTTTAAACGCGAATCCGCTCAACTGGTTGTTGACCAGAAATACACGGTGGCAGATGCCGCCAAAGCTATGGATGTTGGCCTTTCCACAATGACAAGATGGGTCAAACAACTGCGTGATGAGCGTCAGGGCAAAACACCAAAAGCCTCTCCGATAACACCAGAACAAATCGAAATACGTAAGCTGAGGAAAAAGCTACAACGCATTGAAATGGAGAATGAAATATTAAAAAAGGCTACCGCGCTCTTGATGTCAGACTCCCTGAACAGTTCTCGATAATCGGGAAACTCAGAGCGCATTATCCTGTGGTCACACTCTGCCAAGTGTTCGGGGTTCATCGCAGCAGCTACAGATACTGGAAAAACCGTCCTGAAAAACCAGACGGCAGACGGGCTGTATTACGCAGTCAGGTACTTGAGCTACATGGTATCAGCCATGGTTCGGCCGGAGCAAGAAGCATCGCCACAATGGCAACCCGGAGAGGCTACCAGATGGGACGCTGGCTTGCTGGCAGGCTCATGAAAGAGCTGGGGCTGGTCAGCTGTCAGCAGCCGACTCACCGGTATAAACGTGGTGGTCATGAACATGTTGCTATCCCTAACTACCTTGAAAGGCAGTTCGCCGTGACCGAGCCAAATCAGGTGTGGTGCGGTGATGTGACCTGTATCTGGACGGGTAAGCGCTGGGCGTACCTCGCCGTTGTTCTCGACCTGTTCGCAAGAAAACCAGTGGGCTGGGCCATGTCGTTCTCGCCGGACAGCAGGCTCACCATGAAAGCGCTGGAAATGGCATGGGAAACCCGTGGTAAGCCCGGCGGGGTGATGTTCCACAGCGATCAGGGCAGTCATTATACGAGCAGGCAGTTCCGGCAGTTATTGTGGCGATACCAGATCAGACAGAGTATGAGCCGGCGCGGAAACTGCTGGGATAACAGCCCAATGGAACGCTTCTTCAGGAGTCTGAAGAACGAATGGATGCCGGTGGTGGGTTACGTAAGCTTCAGCGAGGCGGTAATGACTCCAACTTACTGATAGTGTTTTATGTTCAGATAATGCCCGATGACCTTGTCATGCAGCTCCACCGATTTTGAGAACGACAGTGACTTCCGTCCCAGCCTTGCCAGATGTTGTCTCAGATTCAGATTATGTCGCTCAATGCGCTGAGTGTAACGCTTGCTGATAACGTGCAGCTTTCCCTTCAGGCGTGATTCATACAGCGGCCAGCCATCCGTCATCCATACCACGACCTCAAAGGCCGACAGCAGGCTCAGAAGACGCTCCAGTATGGCCAGAGTGCGTTCACCGAAGACGTGCGCCACAACCGTCCTCCGTATCCTGTCATACGCGTAAAACAGCCAGCGCTGACGTGATTTAGCACCGACGTAGCCCCACTGTTCGTCCATTTCAGCGCAGACAATCACATCACTGCCCGGTTGTATGCGCGAGGTTACCGACTGCGGCCTGAGTTTTTTAAGTGACGTAAAACCGTGTTGAGGCCAACGCCCATAATGCGTGCACTGGCGCGACATCCGACGCCATTCATGGCCATATCAATGATTTTCTGGTGCGTACCGGGCTGAGAGGCAGTGTAAGTGAACTGTAGTTGCCATGTTTTACGGCAATGAGAGCAGAGATAGCGCTGATGTCCGGCAGTGCTTTTGCCGTTACGCACCACGCCTTCAGTAGCGGAGCAGGAAGGACATCTGATGGAAATGGAAGCCACGCAAGCACCTTAAAATCACCATCATACACTAAATCAGTAAGTTGGCAGCATTACCCAGCGAGGCAGCTCACGCCATAACGGACTATATCGTTGGATATTACAGCGCACTAAGACCGCACGAATATAACGGTGGGTTACCCCCAAACGAATCGGAAAATCGATACTGGAAAAACTCTAACTCGGTGGCCAGTTTTTGTTGACCACTTCACATGGACATTTGAAAGAGCCCGCTTTATGCGGGTTTTTTTATACCTGAAAAACGGCACAGGACGTTAAACGTGCTGGTGGTCAGATGAGTTTGCAGATGTGATGACATATGGTTATTATTCTGCCTCCGGCCCTTTAGCTCAGTTGGTCAGAGCGAGCGACTCATAATCGCCAGGTCGCTGGTTCAAGTCCAGCAAGGGCCACCAACCACCACTAGCTCATCCGGATAGAGCATCAACCTTCTAAGTTGACGGTGCGAGGTTCGAGTCCTCGGTGGTGGGCCAGCGCCGACTTAGCTCAGCAGGCAGAGCAACTGACTTGTAATCAGTAGGTCACCAGTTCGATTCCGGTAGTCGGCACCATATGCGGGCATCGTATAATGGCTATTACCTCAGCCTTCCAAGCTGATGATGCGGGTTCGATTCCCGCTGCCCGCTCCAGTCAGAGTCTTTCAGTCTGCGATGATGGGAAATCCCGGAGTGACTGAAAGACGTTTAAGTTATGAATGATCGCCTTTTTTTGCAAAATTGCTGTGCAGAAATACTAACCTTCGGGCGTGCGATCATTCATAAGCACTCTGCTTTTATTCCGATTAACTGTGGGTGGTTTGTTGGATAGAGTGCTTTCCTTACTGTATATATCGTTTCGCCCGCTTTTGCGTTTTTTTCTTTTCAAATCCCTTTCATTTCTCAGTGTAAAACTACGCCATCCGTTATTTGCGGAGGTGAGGCTATGAAATCCATGGACAAAATTTCAACGGGCATTGCCTACGGCACCTCCGCCGGCAGTGCCGGCTACTGGTTTTTGCAGTGGTTGGATCAGGTCAGTCCATCACAGTGGGCTGCGATTGGTGTGCTGGGAAGTCTGCTTCTGGGGCTTCTGACTTATCTGACGAATCTGTATTTCAAAATAAGAGAAGATTGAGGTAGCCTGAGTTTAACGGACACTCCTTCCTGAAATAGAATGGCATCAGAAGGAGCTAATAATGAGCAGAAAAAACCAACGTTACTCTAAAGAGTTCAAAGCCGAAGCTGTCAGAACGGTTCTTGAAAATCAACTTTCGATCAGTGAAGGCGCTTCCCGATTATCCCTTCCTGAAGGCACTTTAGGACAATGGGTTACCGCCGCCAGAAAAGGGCTCGGTACTCCTGGTTCCCGCACGGTGGCTGAACTGGAATCTGAAATTCTGCAACTGCGTAAGGCGTTAAATGAAGCTCGCCTTGAGCGAGATATATTAAAAAAGCAACAGCGTATTTTGCACAGGAGTCGCTGAAAAATACGCGTTAATCGAACAATGGCGACAACAATTTCCCATTGAAGCGATGTGTCAGGTATTTGGTGTATCCAGGAGCGGTTATTACAACTGGGTACAGCATGAACCCTCAGACAGAAAACAAAGTGATGAGCGGCTAAAACTGGAGATTAAGGTGGCACATATCCGCACTCGCGAAACATATGGAACCCGGCGGCTCCAGACGGAGCTGGCAGAGAATGGCATCATCGTTGGTCGTGACCGACTGGCACGTCTTCGTAAGGAGCTAAGGCTACGCTGTAAGCAGAAACGCAAGTTCAGAGCGACTACGAACCCGAACCACAATCTGCCAGTTGCGCCAAATCTGCTGAACCAGACGTTCGCTCCTACAGCACCAAATCAGGTCTGGGTGGCGGACCTGACGTATGTTGCCACACAGGAGGGATGGTTGTACCTCGCTGGCATCAAAGATGTTTATACGTGCGAAATTGTCGGCTACGCCATGGGAGAGCGCATGACAAAAGAGCTGACAGGTAAAGCCCTGTTTATGGCGCTCAGGAGCCAGCGCCCACCTGCCGGGCTAATCCACCACTCTGATCGAGGTTCACAGTACTGCGCATACGATTACCGGGTCATACAGGAGCAGTCTGGTCTGAAAACATCAATGTCGCGTAAAGGTCACTGTTACGACAACGCTCCGATGGAAAGCTTCTGGGGAACGCTGAAAAATGAGAGCCTGAGCCACTATCATTTTAATAACCGGGATGAAGCCATCTCAGTAATACGGGAATACATTGAGATTTTCTACAATCGTCAGCGTCGTCACTCTCGTCTGGGGAATATCTCCCCGGCAGCCTTCAGGGAAAAATATCATCAGATGGCTGCTTAAAAAAAGAACCACCTCAGGCAGACCATCAGTCATACCGGGATTAAAAAATGGCTGTGGAGAATCAGAAAAATTCTCCAGCAAAAAGGTGACCCGGATTTAATACAATGTGATTACCATCTCTGCAATAAACAGTTTTTACCTGAAAAAGCTTTTACTGGCGAGCTTATTTATATGCATGGAAACATGATTGCCAGAAAGAAACGAAAATATTGCGGTGCAGCTTGTGCCGAAAAAGACAAGATGGCACACGAACTTTAATTAACTGAATATTCGAAACTGAATTTATGCCAGCAATGGGGTAATGCTGCCAACTTACTGATTTAGTGTATGATGGTGATTTTAAGGTGCTTGCGTGGCTTCCATTTCCATCAGATGTCCTTCCTGCTCCGCTACTGAAGGCGTGGTGCGTAACGGCAAAAGCACTGCCGGACATCAGCGCTATCTCTGCTCTCATTGCCGTAAAACATGGCAACTACAGTTCACTTACACCGCCTCTCAGCCCGGTACGCACCAGAAAATCATTGATATGGCCATGAATGGCGTCGGATGTCGCGCCAGTGCACGCATTATGGGCGTTGGCCTCAACACGGTTTTACGTCACTTAAAAAACTCAGGCCGCAGTCGGTAACCTCGCGCATACAACCGGGCAGTGATGTGATTGTCTGCGCTGAAATGGACGAACAGTGGGGCTACGTCGGTGCTAAATCACGTCAGCGCTGGCTGTTTTACGCGTATGACAGGATACGGAGGACGGTTGTGGCGCACGTCTTCGGTGAACGCACTCTGGCCACACTGGAGCGTCTTCTGAGCCTGCTGTCGGCCTTTGAGGTCGTGGTATGGATGACGGATGGCTGGCCGCTGTATGAATCACGCCTGAAGGGAAAGCTGCACGTTATCAGCAAGCGTTACACTCAGCGCATTGAGCGACATAATCTGAATCTGAGACAACATCTGGCAAGGCTGGGACGGAAGTCACTGTCGTTCTCAAAATCGGTGGAGCTGCATGACAAGGTCATCGGGCATTATCTGAACATAAAACACTATCAGTAAGTTGGAGTCATTACCTGGAATCGGAAGAGACAAAAGAATTGCAGTTAATGAGGCTATTGCGGCAAATATGGAATTATTATCCACGCAACATATAAGCTTACTGGATAGAATAAAAGGTAATAGCGTAACATTATTCTGCGAGCTGATATTAAATTTCAGAAATGAAATAGAGCGTAGACAATTAAGCACAAACACCATGAAAAGACACAACCAGAGGTTGAAAATCATAAGTGAATACTTTGGTGGTGTTCCGGTTAAAAATATAGGCATAAGGGAGGTGTACAGCTTTCTTGAAATCAGAGCAGCTGGGAGTAAATTTGCTATTGCTAACCAGTACAGGGCGCTTTTATCAGTGAAGTGGCACACTGAATTTGGCCACCTGAACAGAGGTGATATGCTCACCTCAGAACAACACAGGTGCTCCAATGAAAAAAAGAAATTTTAGCACAGAGTTTAAACGCGAATCCGCTCAACTGGTTGTTGACCAGAAATACACGGTGGCAGATGCCGCCAAAGCTATGGATGTTGGCCTTTCCACAATGACAAGATCGGTCAAACAACTGCGTGATGAGCGTCAGGGCAAAACACCAAAAGCCTCTCCGATAACACCAGAACAAATCGAAATACGTAAGCTGAGGAAAAAGCTACAACGCATTGAAATGGAGAATGAAATATTAAAAAAGGCTACCGCGCTCTTGATGTCAGACTCCCTGAACAGTTCTCGATAA